TCGCGGATTCCGCCCGCCAAGCTTTGCGGAAGTGGAGATGTACTGCGCCCAGCGCGGCAACGGCCTTGAGCCGCGGCGCTTTGTGGCGTGGTGCGAGGAGCGCGGCTGGCGCGTGGGCGGGCAGCTCGTGCGCGACTGGCGGGCGCTGGTCCGGCGCTTCGAACAGCGCGAGAGGGCGGCTTCCCTGCCTGCGGGCCCCGGCGTTCCGGCGGCTTCGGCCGGGCCCCGTGCTCCCGTGAGGCCCTTCCCCATGCCGGAACGCGGCGCGGCCACGAGCTTTGCCGGGCTGAAGGCTTGCACCGTGCATCAGGCACAGGTGCGGGAGCGCGACGCTATGGCCAGAATGATTCTGAATGAAACAAGGAGCTTACATGCACGACAGTCAGGAGATACTGCGCCTTTTGGTGCGCCTTGCCCTGCACTACCCCCAGAGTGGGCGGACGGCCGCTGAACTCGCCGCCCTGTCGCTGGATCTGGCCCTCGACCTTGCGCCCTTCCCGCTTTCCGTGGTGGAGCGCGGCATGGTGTACGCCCGGCGCGAATGCCGCTTCTTCCCCAGCACGGCCCAGCTTGTGGAGTTCTGCGCCCGTGCGATGGGCGAACTTAGACGCTTCGAACAGCAGAAGGCCCTTGCCGCCCCCGAACCCGACCTTGAGGAAAACGCCCTGCGCGGCCTGCGCTGGTGCGCCCTGATCCGGGAGCGGCTGGGGAGGTAGGGGGGGAGGGGAAGGGGAGAGCGTGAGGAAGCCCCCCTTCCCTAACCCTGGGCCGGAGCGGGAGTCGGAGCGGCCCGCCCTGCCGGAGGGCGCGCGCCTGCCTTCCCGGCTGGGAGCGGGAGGCAACGGGAATTGCCCTGCCAGAGGGTGGGAGAGTGACCCGCCGGTCGGGAGTGGATACCGAAGGGGATTGCCCTTTCGGGGGCGGGTGAAGGGAAAGGAAGGGATGGCAAGAGCCGGGGGTGTCGTGTCCCGGGAACTCCCGGCCTGCTTGCCGGAAGTCAGCCTTACTTTTTCAGTGGTGAGTCTTCCAGACAGGGGAAGGCGGGTGCTGCTTGGGGCTAGCCGCCCCACGGAGCACCCCCTTCCAACCCCCGCCGGCAACCCCGCTGGCTCTCGCCCAACTCGGACCTCGCTCTGGCCCGGTCAGTTTTTGGGAAAAACTGACGCGTGCCACAAGCCGCTCGGCAAGCGTCATCCCGCTCTCGTCCTTCGAGAGCCGCCTGCTCTAAGGGGCGGCTTGCAAGGCGTTCTGTTTCCGGGGGAAGTGCTTCGAGCCAACGGAGCGCCGGGCAGAGCGAAAGCCGTGAAGGGCCGGGCAGTGTCCCGGAAGCCGCCAGATTAGAGAAAGGAAAATGTGGCGCGTTGCCGCTGTGCGCGTGGCGAAAAGGGCGAAAGGAACGCGGCGCTTAGAGTGGTTTGAAGGTGGGGAGAGCGTGGGCCAGCGGGACAGGAAGGCAGGCGCAGTTCGGCCCGAAGACCGAACGGAGCACGCAACACCCTGCGCCCAGCGCTCCAAAGGAGAAAGGCGCTGTTCAGCCCGAAGGCCGCCATCCCCCTCCCGCAACCCGGCGCGGCCTGATGCGCAAGGAAAAAGGTGTAAGGCGGCCCCGATTCGGAGCTTGAACGGGGCTAGGCGGCCTTCGCCCGAAGCCCATCCCTGACCCGCAACCTTCACGGCAAGCCGCGTGATGCTTTAGGTCGGAGGGCCGCCGAAGGCGTGCCCGACAGCCGGTCCGCCAGTGAGCGGGGCGGGAGCGCGAAGCGCGAAAAGCCCCGCGAACAAGGCCGGCGTCATCTGGTGGTCAACTGAGGCAGAGAAGCGAAAGAGACGCGAGAAGGGCGTAAGCCCGCGCGGCTCTTGAGCGGAACGAGGCTCTGGTCTGGCGGCGAAAAACCGACAGGTTTTTCAAGAGTCTTGTGCCGGGAGCTGTCGGTCAACGGCCAACCTGCCAAGGCGGCAACCCGCCTTTCCCAACGCCCCCAAGCTCAGCCTTTTCCCCCTCCCCCCGAGCCCCCCACCCCCTTTTCCCAAAACTTTTTGTCGGGGCGGAAGAGGTTCTAAAAAATCCAACAACCCCAAGAGGATACCATGCAGTTCACTGAATTCGACACGCGCCTTGCCCGCTTCCGTGTGGAGGAGAGCCCCGCCTTTCTGGCCATGCTGAAGCGGCACGAGGGCGCGAACCGCGCGGGCGGCAGGCACAGGGCGTACCGCTGCCCGGCCGGGGCACTGACCATCGGCTGGGGGCATAACCTCGACGCCAAACCCCTGCGCGGCCTCGGGCCGGACTCGGAGATCAGCGAGGCCGAAGCCGAAAGCCTGCTCCGCGACGACCTTGCGGAACTGGCCGCCCAGCTCGACCTGCGCCTCTCGTGGTGGCGCGGGCTGGGCGCGGCGCGTTCCGCCGTCCTGCTCGACATGGGCTTCAACCTCGGGCTCGGCGGCCTGCTGGGCTTCCGCCGGATGCTGGCCTCCGCACGCCGCCAGCGCTTCGACGAGGCCGCCGCCGAAATGCTCGATTCCCGCTGGGCCGGGCAGGTGGGCCGCCGCGCCAGCGAACTCGCCGCCATGATGCGCACGGGGCGCTTCCTCCCGGAACAATGCGAGGTGTTAGACGTATGAAATTCTTGAAATCTCTTCCTTTTCTCGGTCAACTGGCTGAAAAGATTGTGGAAAAAATCTCGCCGGACAAGTCGGCTTCGCGCGCGGAACAGGTCGCGCTCGACCGCGCAGAACTGGAGGGCGCGCCCCCTTCGCGCCTGCGGCTGTGGCGTTCCTTCCTCGGCTGGGTGCTGGCGCTCTGCTTTGTGTGGGAAGCCGTGCTCCGGCCCGTGCTGGCCACCTACTGGCCCGGGCTCACCCTGCCGCCTTCCACGCTGGAGGCCGTGCAGGCGCTTCTGCTGGGCATGCTGGGGCTGGGCTGGTGATGGACGAGCGGCAGTTTTTTATGAAGGAAATCGGAGACTTGAAAGCGGAACTCTCGGGAATGCATTCCGAATTGAAAGGCCTGCGCGAACGCATAGACGACGCGCTCATCTCCCAGCTCCGCGACCACGGCAAGCGCCTTGCCGCGCTGGAATCGTGGCGCGTGTGGCTGGTGGGCTGGGCGGCCGGGGCTGGGCTTGTCAGCGGCGTGCTGGTTTCGCTTCTGGGGAAATGATGAGTGATATCGAACTGTTGAAAAGGGGCGGCATGGAGCAGGCACGGCTTCCCGGTGTGCCGGAAGCCCCCGCGCCCAACCCGGCGGAGCGCCCCCGCGCCGAAAGGTACATCCGGCTCAACCCGCGCCAGCGCCTTTTCGTGGAGGCCTACCTCCAAAGCCTGAACGCCTCGGACGCCGCGCGCCGCGCTGGCTACGCCGACCCCGAGGTCAACAGCAAGCGCATCCTGGAAGCGCGCGCCGTGCAGGCCGCCATCGAGGCCCGCATCCGCGAGCGCCGCGCCCGCAACCCCCATGTGGAACAGCGCGTGCTCGAGGAGCTGTGCCGCATCGCCTTTGCCGACCCGCGCGACCTCATGCGCTGGGGGCCGGACGGCGTGGAACTGCGCCACAGCGACGAGCTGAGCCCCGAAGAGGCCGCCGCCGTGTGCGAGGTGAGCGAGGGGCGCGGCGGCATCCTGCGCCTCAAGAAGCACGACAAGGTTAGAGCACTCGAACTTCTGGGCAAGCATTTCGGTATGTTCGCCGACCGCGTGCAGGCCGAAGTGTCCGGCCCGGGCGGCGCACCGCTCCGCGAGGACAAGCGCATCCTTGTGCAGTTCGTGGGGAGCGGGGAAGGGGGGAAGCCGGAGTGACGCCCCTTTCTTTGACATAAAATCCAAAGGAATTCTATGCAGATAGAAACAAAAGCGCAAATGCCGGAAGCCTTCGCCGGGCTGTTCGAGCCGCATCGCTTCAAGGTGTTCTACGGGGGGCGCGGCGGGGGCAAGTCGCGTTCGTTCGCGCGGGCCCTGCTCATCCTTGGCACGCAGCGCCCCCTGCGCGTGCTGTGCGCCCGCGAGATACAGCTTTCCATCCGCGATTCGGTGAAGCGCCTTCTGGACGACGAGATTAGACGCCTCGAACTCGGGGGCTTCTACCGCTCTACCGACAGCGAGATACGCGGCGAGAACGGCACGCTGTTCCTGTTCTGCGGCCTGCGTTCGAATCCCGAAAAAATCAAGTCGTATGAAGGGCTTACCCATTGCTGGATAGAGGAGGCCGAAACGGTTTCCGCCCGCTCGCTCGACCTTGTGGGCCCTACCATGCGCACGGCGGGTTCGGAGATATGGATCAGCTTCAACCCCGACCGCGTGACCGCGCCCGTGTGGCAGCGCTTTGTGGTGCAAGCCCCGCCCGGGGCGCTGGTGCGCAAGGTGGGCTGGCGCGATAATCCTTGGTTTCCCGAGGAGTTACGCAAGGAAATGGAGCATTGCCGCGCCACCGATCCGGCGCGCTGGGCCCATGTGTGGGAGGGGGAGCCGCGCCTTGTGGCCGAGGGTTCGTACTACGGGCGGCTGCTCCAGCGGGCCGAGGACGAGGGCCGCGTGGGCCGCGTGCCGGTCGAGCCGGGCCTGCTGGTGCACACCGCGTGGGACCTTGGCATGGGTGACTCGACCGCCGTGTGGTTCTTCCAGCACCTGCCCGCCGGGCGGCTGGGGGAATGGCGCTTTGTGGACTTCTACGAGGCCAGCGGCGAGGGCCTTGCCCATTACGCCGAAGTGCTTGCAAGGCGTGGATATCGCTACGGAAAACACATTGCG